GTCTTAATGGTTGGGCTGTAGCTACCGTCTTCATCCCAGTTAGGATACTCTTTGTCTACAGCAAACGGACCTTTCATAACACCTGTGCCAAACAATGCACATTCAAAAGCTGCAGTACGTAGCTGTTTCTTGGTGTTAGATTCCTCAAGCTGATCATGGATCTTCTTTTCCATCTTCTTAGCTGCAATCATTGCAGGATGAAAAGTAACAGCAGTCGGAAGTGTGCCTGGACCTTCTTTAAGTTTATCAGCTACAGGCTCAAGTTTATCCTCAAGAGCGCCAAGTCTACGGCGATATTCCTGATAGGTCTCACCAGGCTGAAGTGACTCAACCTCGCCTGGAGGTGCAGGGGGTTGGTCCTGAGTATCAAAGTGTACAGATTCAGAGATACCCTCAGGGAGGGTTGTGGGGTCAATGCTGATAGGAAATTTGTTGGCACCGAAAAGAACGTCAACGATTTGACCATAAGCAGCCAAGGTTTTTGTCTTGGTTACTTTAACAAATACACGTGACTTTTCTGTGGAAGTAAACTGAACATCAGGCCCATAAATACCACGGTAGTTTCTATAAGCTCTAATCCAACGTTGCTCGTCTTCATAACGTGCATCTTCTGCACGGCTAAAACGCTCTTGGACAAAGTTTACAATCTTGCCTGTAGCTGGGTCTGAATAAGAATCTTCCTCCATATCCTCTACTGCCATAGAGAGTTCGGAGTCCATCATATCTTCTTCGTCCATGTTCAATCCTTAATTAGTATCCAAAGGTACTATCTGCTGCTTGAAAACCTGTTCTCTGAGAAGCGGGATCAAAATCAAAGATAGAGCTTCTTGGTCTTGTCATCACGCCATATCTTAGAGCGTCATACAAGTGATCTTCAGCTTTTGTATCTACATCTTCTGGATTGTTTTTATCTAGAGGGAGAGAAGGAAGCTGAGAAATAATGTTTGTGCAGGTGTTAAAGAAAACGAGCCTAGGTTCTTCCGTAAACTCATCTATCTGTAATCTTCTGTGGATCTCGTTCTTACCTGCTACACGAGAACCCCGTGATCTATCAGAAGGCCTCCAACGACAACCTTTAAGAATCATTTGCTCCGCAAGAGACGGGCCAGTGTCTCCGCGATTGTGCCACAAAGAAGAGTCAAGTACGCCATATCTAATCTTCTCCCCTTCTTCTGCTTCCAAGATCATATCAGCCAAGTCTGTGGCAATAACCTTAGAAACGTAAAGCTCACGATAAACTACGAGTTGTTCTGCTGGCGAGACTGCAAACCAAAGAACGCCTGTGTACGATCCGTATCCATAGTCTGCAGCCCTGAAGCGGGTCCAATTAGAAGGAATATCGTATGGATCAACGACATGATCTCTCCTGTTGAACTCTGGGAAGGCAGCACCTTCATTAATATCCCAGTCACCCTCTAGCAACTGTCTACGAAGATGTTCTGGCATAGACAGAAGGTTTGCTTCATACATACCATCTTCTGCCAGATACGGGTTATCAAATAGTGTAGCGGGAATAAATCTGCGCTTAAACAGTGGCTCACCTTCTTTAGAGTGACCCTTAGGCCACGAGATGATTTCACCTGTTTCCATATCGGTAGCCCAGAACGCCTCATTATGTGGCGCAGGGTCTACAAACATTTTCTTTACCCAGTGATGCCCAGGACCGCCTGGGTTTGTTGTGGCTCTCTGATATAGCTTAAGGCCTGCTTCTTTAGTCGTACGCAAACGTGTACGCATATAGTTCCAAGCATATGGAGAAGGCCATTGTGTAAGTTCGTCAAATCCAATCCAACTATAAGCCTGACCTTGGTAACGGCTAACGTCATCATCACGATCAAGGTAGGAAAGCCAGAGTGTTGCACCAGATGGAGCTACCCAAGTCTTGTCACGTTCTAGAAATTTAATTCCAGGGATAGCACGAGGGTAAAGTTCTTTAGATACTGCAACCAGTTCTCGAAGTTCTTCGGTAGTTCTACGAACAAGGAGCATCTTTGCTCTAGGATTATTGAAGTACCGTACGGGGTCAGCAAGCATAGCATAAGATTTACCACCACCCGCTGCGCCACCGTACAGTACTTCTTGCTCAGGTGCGGACAGGAAATCTGTTTGGGGGCCAGGGTTGGGTTTGAAGATAACCTCTTGGGCCTTCTTTACTTCGATTTCCTCAGGTCTCGCCTGAGCGGGAACTATCGTCTCCGTCTGGTGAACCTCTTGCTCCGATACGGTTTCTTTCGATTTCTTCCGCTTTTTGGAGAGCCTCCTTGTACCTTTCGGCAAGGTAGCGGAGGTTGCCAGCTTCTCTCTTACGTTTCTGCTCAACTTTAACCCTCTTGTACAAACCTACGTGGGATATCTGCCTCCCACTCTGTTCACTTAACCATGCAGCAACTTGTCTGTAGCTGTATTGCTTTAAGTGTTTCTTGGCCTGCTCAAAGAGTTCTAGCTCTTCGGGGATTGGAAGGAGGAGGTCTGGATCTTCAGGATCTTGCTCATACCCAAAAGGGACAGTTCTTCCGACCCTTACTACAGGATACCAGATATACTCGTCTTCAGTTTCTTCAGGGGGAGGTAAGGTCCAAGTCTTTTTTAACTTTGCCATATACTACCTACAATGGGGTTGTTTGTCAACCCTCGTCTTTTTTCTCTGGAAGAATAAACAGAGGCGTATCTGATTTAACTTCCACTTTATCTGTTGCCTTGAAACCACCACGGTCAAGGATATCTTTTGCAGCTTGCATCTTTTCTTTTACGCCAAGATCCGTAGGGTTTATCATTGCCTGTGTCATTGCGTATGCAGCCTGAACACCAGAACGTGCCAAGTACTTCTTGACAAGTTCAGCAATCTCATCTTCCATAGACTCAATAATCTGAGAAGTTGCAACATTATCGCTGTAACCTGCCAGTTTTTTAGCAGTCACAAAGTTTCCTTGGGCCTCGTTGAAGAGTACCTCAAGAAACTTCTGCTGCTTTTCAGTAAGATTACGTGCCATGTTACTTCCTATATGTACGGGTCTTCTTAGCAATACTCTTAGGCTGACTGGAGAATTGTTTGCCTGCCTTGGTGTCTGCACGTTTCTTTGCGGAGGTACGTGCATACTCAGAGGAGCTTAAAGACTTAATGGCTTTCTCTGGGAGATATCTTTCTCCAGTAGCCTTTGGACCTTGAGTAGATGGCTTACCGCTTTTAGTTCGCCAATTCTGGTTAGTCCACTTAGTTAAAGATTTCTGTGAAGGTTTCTTAGCCATTAGTCTCTGTAACCTCCACCAGCAGCTTTGTATTCTCTTGCAAGCATCTGAGCTTTACGTGCAGACCACTGACCAGCCTTACCCCCCTTGGAGCCTGCTTTGATCTTTTCAAAGAGTCTCTTTCGGAGGGCAGGCTTGGTGTAGTTTCCCGCTTCGTTCACCCTGGATTTTTTCTTAGCTGCCATTAATCTTTTGCCATAGTTGTGATCTTGAGATGCCAAGGTCATCAAGCTGTTTATCGGACAACTCTCTAAGCTGAATCCAAGCTACACGTTTTTCTTGATAACGGTTGAAGGCTTCGATAAGTTTGTTTAGCATTTGTCTACTCCTTTATTAAATGCGGAGTAGTTATACCAGATTGTAGTGTATCATACTAATGCTATTATTGCAACCCCGTTATGCTATCTGGTTTGATTTGAGAGGAAGGTTTCCTCTACAGTGCATAAAGCATCTACTGTGCCATTAGATCCAATAGTCACTTCTAATCTATCTTCAGGGTCAAGGACGATGTACCCATCAGAAAGTTGAAGAAACTCGCCTGCGCTGAAGTTTTTACCACTAATAATAAAATAAGCAGTGGTGTCTGCAGCACGATACCATTTAAAAGTAATCGTATTTGTACCGTTAGCATTCACAATAAATATAAGAGGAACCTTAGCTCTACAGTTTGCGGGACAGGTATAGAGAACATACGGGCTATCAGCAGCTACCGTACATGCAATAACAACAGATCTATCCCGTGTTTCAGCCATTACTTCTTCAATGCCTTTTTGACAGTCTTAACAACCCACGCTTCGTTTACTTCAGGAGT